AGAGACAATGTATGTCGCCGAAACAACGTATTCACTACCGGCTCGTATCTCAGGATCAGCGCGAAGCATCACCACGTCTGCATAGGGCATGTTAGAGAAATTCTCGTCGCGCTCGTCACCCTCGTAGCGAACCAATTTGAAGTCCGTTACGTTTGTATCGATCAGGGTTCGTAGGCTCTCTCCTATCCCATCATAATCTATCATTTCCTTGCTGCCCTCTTGACTATCTTATTGAGCCAATCATTGATGATAGGCTTGATGATTGTTACGGCTTCATTCTCATTTGGGAACACGCGACGAGCAGGAACTATACTTGCTTTAGCCCCACGGATAGTGATCGTGTTACCCTTCACATTCTTGAGAGCGGACGGGTTCCTAAGAGGAATGGTTACGGTTCTACCCTTAAATCCTGGGGTGATAAACCCCTTCTCGTGCATAGATATATTCCAACCCGTGGCAGTGTGTCCAATTAAAAGACGACCACCTATCATCTTGAAGCCTATATTCTTCTTCTCTGTGACTAGAGCCTTTCGGCGTCCGGTTCGAGCGCGGGTCCACTTGGACAGGGGGGCGTAGTTTCCCCCATCCTGAGTGGTGATGCGCCGCCGCGCGTCGTCGCGCAACCCTCGACCGATACGATTGAATAAAGGCGTCGTCTTCTGGACATTCCTCATGATCTGGCTGATTCCTCTTTGTGTCTCGACAACACCAGTTATTCGGATCGAAGTCATACTGGACAGCCGTCAGTTCCTAGAGGACCATCACCAGAACGATCATCCCGTTCTTGGACAATGTAGTCACGGTCAGCAGCTTGATCCAGAGGATCGAGAACAGGAGAGAAGACAGGGTGATAGCTGCCGGTGGAAGACCAAGCCTCGCTATCGCCGCTCGTTACCTGAGTAGTTCCAGAAGATACCAGAAGCATTTCTCCGGTCGTAAGCTTTTGAAGAAACGTATTGGCGCGGTCGTATCGAGCTTGCATGAAATCAGGGACAGCACCAAGCTTCTCAAACATCATATTACTAATGGCGAGGTCGGCTGCGATCTGTGTGATAAGAGGCTCAGTTGTAACCGGAACTTCATATCGCGCTGCTAGAAACGCATTCATGAAACCCTCTGCGTCCGATATAAAGATGGACGCCACGTCATCGCTGGATACGTCTAGGGAACCCGCACCCACCATAGAGCCTATGGGTTTATAGCGGGCGAATACGTCTGTTATTGTTGCATAAGCCATTAGTAATATTCGCTCCCTCTGCGCTTGAACTCGGGATCAAGTATCTGTTTGACCACACGAGTGATTTCATCCGTGTTCAGGAACAAACCCTCGATCTCGCAATTGCGATCATCGAGCATCAGCCCGAACTTCACTGGTGTGCCCTTTTTTAACAACTTACGTGCCTCGGCTAGATACTGGATTGCCTGGAACGTACCTGTTCCAAAGGTAGCCATATCGCGCCAGTTGTCATTGTAGTATTTCTCGGCGTCGTTTGCCAGAGTTATAGCCCCATTCATATTCTTCTCTTGTTCGCACCAGCGCATACGATGGATAATATCTCGGAACCACAAGTATTTTCCAAGACGCCGATCAGGGTTCTCGTCATGATCCCACAGCAAGAACGGGAAGTTACGATTGAAGCGGTCGCGTCGAACATCTTCATTGACATATCCGGTATGACCAAGGTCAACATCAGTCAACATAAACGTCATACCCGGTCCACCCTTAGCAGTTTCGAAGTGTTCGTGGATATGACCGATAGCCTTGAAACCCTTGCCGGTACGGAACAGGCGAGCAGGACGATCAATCTGTGTCTGCGATCCACGAGGCTGTGTCGTGAAGTGATGTTGCGGAACCAGATAGGCATCAAGAGCATTACCTCTTAGGTAACGTCCAATCATACCCGACATATATTCATCAGTATCCATCCACAAAATCCAGTCGAAGGCGTCGAGACCTTCCGTGCTGGCATTGCGAGCATGATCGAATCCATAACCCCTAGTCCACGTTCCGTCTTCTTGTTTAAACGATGGCTCAATCTTTGGGACTTCCTTAATCCGATACTGCATGTGAGGATGATCGGCGAAGAATTTTTCGATTAATTCCCGCGTGCGGTCTGTGCTTGGACCCATTGCAAACTGAACAAACTGAACCTTCCGGTCGATGCTATGTAGCATGTGAAGGATCGTGTCTTCGTCATTCATACAGATAGCAGCAATGGCTACGGTCTGTCGTGCGTGTGCTGACTTTGCCTTCGCCAGAGGATCAAGAGGTTTGATCGGCTTGTGGTCTGCTGTGTAGGTATAGAACAGATTACCGATAGGTCTAAAATCAGTGTCGTCATTACCGTTGGTAAGAGACATCATTTCCATACCCGGCTTCTTACCAAACATTTTCCTCACGGCGTCTTTATCCAGATGCCAGATATGATTGCGCCACAAGAACTCCTCCTTGATCTTTGAGAATGTCTGAGGTTCCCACGCACCGTATGGTGTCGTGATTACGAGACGACCATCTTTCTTACACATAAGTTCAACATCGGTCGCGACTTCCCACGGACGAACACAGTGTTCCAAAACCTCGACGCAGATAACAAGGTCAGCAGCAACAACCCCGCGATCCAATAATTCGAAGCGAGCATCATGGGGGGTATCGACGCGGTAAGCCTTGAGGTTCGTCGTGCCGAAGTCCTGTTCAAACTGATTGACCATATCCACATTCTGTTGGACTTGATCGAAAGCAAAAAACCTACGGTCAGGGAAATCCTTAGCGAGAGGTCCAGAGATATGACCTTCGCCACAACCGTACTCAACGATTGTGTCGCCCGGTTTCGTTCCTTTAGCCACGGCTTCTTTTATCATATTGAAACGCTGTGTGTTGCGACCGTAGTCTATACCGTAACTAATGTCTGACTTCTTAAACTCGTAGAACCTCCTGTAGTATGAGGCCAGAGTTTCATATTCAGGGCATTCCTTTGGAAGAATAAAAGGATAAAACTCTTCTATTTCCCTCGTTAATTTTAGGCACGGCAAATCTAGTTTATCTTCTTCACTTAGAAGTGCGTAGGCAGGGATGACGTCTCCATCCTGAACCAGAGACCACGCGCGTGAGAACGTCTTGACCGGCTTGGGCTTGGAATAGCGCAGAACTTGCTTGCACGCTGTATCCCAATAGAGGTCGGTTCGACGGCTCATTCTCCCCCTAACCTTATCTATTTCGTCATCGTCGGTCAGAGCGACTTTGAACCAACGGGCGAATTCCTTGCACCAGTCTAGAGAGCCTTTCTCAAGCTTATCGGTGTGACGAAAGAACACGCCACAGTCACCCAATGTTTCTGGTAGTGCCCCTTCTACAGTCGTGAGGAACGGCGTGCCGACCTCGCAACATTCCCTCGCTAGAATGCACGAGGTTTCCTCGAACTGTGTCGGATAGATGTACGCGGTGCTGTCAGCGAGAAGCTGCCTCATCTTCTGTTGTGGTAGTGCGCCGACTACCTCAACATTCGGAAGCTCCTTGATGCGGGCGAACACCCACTGGTAGAATTCCTTCATGTCCTCGGGGAAATGATCGTACATAGCCACCTTCAACTCAAACTCTGGAAGGTGTTCCATCACGCCACCCTCCTTGATTAGATTTTCAAGGCCGCGCTCTGGACGAGAGGCATATACGAGTTGATTTTCAGATCGGGGAGCAGGGATAATATCGACGGGAACGATCCCGTTGGTGACGACCTTGATGAACTTACGAGGGTATCCAGTGACCTTATGGATTTGGTCGGCGTGGAATTTTGATACCGCCCACATTTCATCTACGGTCCAGTTTATCTGATCGAACGCGACTTGCATCCCGCGATGTGTGGCAAGATCATGGCACCAAAGTACCTTTTTCTTGGCGGCGGCGGGGAGGGCAACAAGTCGGGGATCGCGAGAGGCAATCAACAGGTCGCACTGAGTATTGACGATATATTTCTGGTAATTCTGGATTGGAACATAGCGGACCCCATCGTCTCCATTTTCGCCTGGATGGATGAAGTCAGGCTCACCCTCGGCGGGAAGATTACAAAAGACTGTTACAAGATGCCCCTTAGCCTTGAGCTTCTTTGCCAGCATGAGAACGGCGGTCTCTGAGCCGCCAAGCGATTTATGAGTGAGAGTTTCAGGTCCAAACGGCATGGACCCGGCTGCGATTACGATTTCCATTGTGTACCCCTACACTAAGAGTTGGTGGCGGAAGCCGGGGCACGAAACTTCCGCCACCGGGTCCGATCAGACCCATCTATTATAAAGCATGAAAAAGGGCGCTGCAATCCACAGCGCCCTTGATCTGTAAGATTATTCGATCTAGATGACCGACTGAACCCGAATAGCGAGGTCGTCCGAGACGATTTTTTCCGCCTGATAGTAGCCGACTTCGAGTTCGAACATTTTCTTCTTCGCGTCGAAGGGATGCCGCTGCACCGCGAAGGGCACGCCCAACAGGGGCGAGGTCCACCGGAATGCGTTCATCCAAGTATCAGTGTACTTGCCTTGCAGCAAGTTGACCTTGGCGAGCCAGAAGTGATTACCCCAAGCGTCGGCGAGCGAGAAACTGTTGTTCTCGGTCTCGGTCTCGGCGAAGGTGTTCACCTGTGCGGCAGGGACAAGAATACGGTCCACGCCGATCAGAGTGGCAAGCTGGGTCTCGTTGACCAGACCACCACGGTCGCCGAACAGAACATCACGAAGCTGGTCATTCCGACGCAGATGCGTCATGACCTGTTCTGGAATAATCGCAATATTCGGGCGCAGACCCGAAGCTTGGCGAAAGTTCTCAACTTCCGTCACGATGTCGTCCAGCGGGCGGGAACCCGTGGTGTTCGACCATGCGGTGTTGATCGCGGTGACGGTCTGCACATTGGCAGAAACAACAGCCAGATCAGCGATGCGGAGTTCGTAATCCACCATCAGTCGATCAGTTACGTTAATGGCTCCAGCCTCGGACCAACTAAGGACTTCATCAGCGTTAACCTCGTCCTCGACCGGCCAATCAGTAGCCAGAGCATAGTTAGGAGCGAAAAACGTATCCGACGTCACAGTCGTGTGGATTTTCTTCGCTTCCGTACCGGGGGCGCGGGCGCTTAGATTTACCTCGTGACGACGATTGTGACCGTGGTTGTACTTGTAGTAGATATCGGACTGCTTACTCACCGGAGTGATCGGCAAAAGCTGATCGGCAATAAAGCCTTCCGGTCGCCGACCGACGACTACATTTGACAGAGGCACATCGACATGGAGATCGCGGCCTGTTGAGGGAGTGCCGGGCATGTTTCAGTCCTCCTATGCACTATTGACGGTGACGTTGTGCGGCGCGAGTTCAAGAGTGAACACCGAACCGGACGCTGCCGTGGTCATCGCCCGCCCCATCACCGTCTTGGTCTGCAAATACTGTCCAGCAGAACCGGCGTTGATGGTGCCAAAGGCAAGAGTTTCGCCGAAGCCCGACGCGGCACTGACGATCCAATCGCCAGCAGTTACAGCCCCACCGGCATCGACACGAACCCGGCCCGATAGGGCAACGGTCGCATGTTCTGCATCTTCGGGCTTATTCTGTAGAACACCAATCCCGCCTAGAGCGAGAGCGTGTCCGACTACGCCAACACCGACGTGGTCAACAAAGCGATGCTGCATTGCAGACAAATCACCAGAAGCCACGAAGGTTTCGGCACTAACTCGATTTGTATCAGCCATCGCTTAGTCCTCCATTTCGAAGTAACGCTGCTTGAGGTCTTCGTCCTCGGAGAGAACGATATTTCGAGCAGTCGCGTAGTCCATGCCATCCTTCTCTGCCTGTTTGGCACGAGCCTTGACATCGACCTCGGATGCGGCAGTGGAGAAGGTTTCCTTGGACCCTCCAGAGCCTTTTTCGCCAAGTTCTACTTTGGTCGGGAGACCGTCGATGAACTCATTGAAAAGAACGGTGAGGGACTTTTCCTCGTTACCCAACTTGACCGTACCGGACAGATTGAGTGCGAACGCGAGGGCAGCGTCCTTCTGTTTAGGCAGAAGCTTACCATCTTCGATGGCTTTATCTACCATCGCGGCAGCATTCGATTTTCGCGTGTCGTCCTCGAAAGTTCGAAGCGCGTCTTCGGCAGTCTTCTGACCATTAACAGCATCGTCACGCTCTTCAGTGATCGTGGCAACCTGATCGGTGAACTCGGCGCGAACCTCGTCCTTGGTCTTTGCAACCGCCGCCTCGACAAGAGCGTCGAGTTGTTCCTGATTATAGGTTGCGGGCATGTCTTGCTCCTTAAGCTCAATTTTCTCACCTTCGAAGCCACTCTCGACTTCTTCGGTGAATAAAGTGGCAGCGAGGTCTTTCAACCCCTTGACTGCCGGGAGTTCCGCGCCCAAGAGCGCGACAGCCGTTAGGACGTTTTTGAACTGTTTCCCATTAAACTCTGTTTTGGGGAACATTTCAATACTAACGGAATTAAAACGACGAGATTTTATTAAATCGAATAATGCATCTGGAACATTGGTGAAGTCGGCCAGGATTTTCGATCCTTCAATTCGCAACTTCTCAACGAAACCAAGATTCGGGGCACCCTTACGCGCACCAAAAAACTTCTGAACATCGTCATGACCTAGTTTCAACACAGGTTGAAAACCCCCTGCGCCTGAAAGCTCATTAAATGAATTCACCATTTCGGCAAGATCGTTGTCAGTAATATTAATTACTTCACTTCCACGGTGTTTTCCGGTCGCGAAGATTTCAACACCCTCAATTGTTTTGGGCATTACGAACCCTCCGTAATAACAACGGCGGCTGGGGTTGCAGGAACCACGCCGAGAGTGAGTGCGCTGGCTGGAAGAACGACTGTTACATCTTCATCACTATCTGTAATAGCGTAGGAAGCCGACGCTGGAAGTGTGATAGTCACGATTGTGGAACTGGTTCGGGCAACATCACCAAAAGCCATTGAACCATCACCAGCCAGGATTTGAGCATCCCAACCAGCAAGATCAGGATCATCACCTGTGATACCGGCGATAAGAGCCGTGGTAATCGCATTGTCGGCACCGACAGTAGCAACCCATGTATCACCAGTCAGAGTGATAATAAGGGTCTCACTACCAGTGACGATCTCGCTTTCTAGGACACCGCCAGCGACCATCGTACCACTAAGGGCAACGGTGACGATTGATACTTCGAACGTCTGCGAGGAAGGAGCATCACCACGTTTAACAGAATTCGCCGGGGGTGCAACCGTAATAGTCTCATCGGCGGCAATCGAGTATCCAGCCGTAGCCGGTAGAGTTAGAGTCAACTGAGTGGCGCTATCGCGAACCAAATTGCCATGAACAAGAGCGACCTCATCATCCCAATCATTACCACCACCTTCACCACCAGTGATCGCTGCAAGGAAGGCTGTAGTTATCGCGTTATTATCTCCAAGGACATCAACCCATTCATCGTTAGTAATGGTGATAATTACAGTCTCGGAGCCGGTAACGATTTCTGCCTCTAGAACACCACCAGTAATAGCCGTGCCTGTGAGAGCAATAGTTGGATTATCCAGGGCTGTATGAGGATTTGTCGCGAGCATATCGTTCCGCGTCTTGTGGTCGCGGCCCGGCTTAAAGATAATTTCACGGCTCAATATTTTGTCGCGCCGCGACTGCTCATTTCGAGGGAATCGGATTGACCGTGACATTCTTATACTCCAAATAGAATTTTAAGCGGCGAGCCTGACGTGATCGTAGTTACATTGACAGCGAAAGCACCCGGCATGAAACCATCATCGAAAGCATACACGCCTTGTTCTGTGATTGAAAGACCAGAGCCACCATTCTTTCTACGTTGTTTGTTGCCGCCACTAGTCACAAACTCTGCCTCTGCATCATCGCCATCTGCGAAAATACGATGGGTAACATCAAACCAATTACTTCCCACGTTAGCCTGATAATCAAAATCCAGGGTAGCGAATATTTGAGCCTCAAACGGATCGGGTGATACGAACTGGAACAAGGCACGACGCTCCGGCCCACTAAGGTCTTTAATACCGACGTATTTCGACCCCACTGAGATACTTTCTGCCAGAGTGGTGAAGCGACTGCTCATTACAACTGTCTATCTACAATATCACAACCCATGAAAAAATTTGTTGCACCACCAGATATATTTTGAAGAGTAATTACATAAGTCTCATTGGGCTTAAAAATAAACTCCAAACTTCCACGTCCCCCATCAGTATTTTTACCTTTTACCGTTTCACCAAGAAGCTCTGTTTGTAACACGGTGCCGCCAGTAATTGAATTACCAAGGGTGCATGTAACAACAGAAATGTGAGAGTGATTTCTATTATAATTAAATAAATTTGCATTAGCCCCGGCTGTATTTAGAGAACACGCCTCAGTAATCTTAAAAATAGACTGGGCACCAACACGAGCACGCAGGGCAACCAGTAAATTTTCAGTAGAATTAGTCTGCATAGCCATTGTTACAAAGCCATTATTAGCAACAGTATCACTATAACAATCCGTACAAAATACGTGTCCAGCTTGCTTTTCAGCATCGAACGAATCTTCTGTTACGATAAAATTTGGGAATGCTGGAGCGGGCATTATCTTTACCTCAAGGCGATTATTGAGTTTGCTGTTGTCCCACCAGACCATACCTTCGTAACAGCGAATGGATAGACCTGACCAGAGAGAAGGTCAGCAAACGTGATATCCGTACCACCCACCATCGTTACCTTGAGGGTTCCAGAGGCACCAATAAATAAAGCGCGAGCGGGATCGGTGAGGTCCGTACTGTTATCTGTAATTGCAACAGCCTCGGCGCGCTGTGCCGGGCCGTCTTGACTCATATCCCAATCTTGACTCATTTTGATATCCTCTATGAAGTGGGGAACGGATCGAACGAAACAGTATAATTTGCTGTGTATCGAGCAACACCAATTGTTATCCTAATTTCATCCATATAGCAATCTTCTAGGTGTTGTACGATACCACTAGACCAAAGCGAGCTTATATATGAAACTAATGCTGTTGTATAAACGTCATAACTAGCAGTTAACGCGGTGGTGGCTTTTAAATCACCATCAACGAACAACATAATATTATCACCGCTTCTAACACAAGCAATACGATAATCAGTATCAATATTAGGATTAAACGTCGTATCAATAGCGGTGAAGACAGGGGTAGCACCACCACCAGAATAAAGAGCAAAAGTTAATTGGGGAACACTACCAGCATATTGAAGAAAATATTGACGGTCATTAGTAGTATTTTTATAACTGGCTAATAGTGTCTGTGTTTCTCCAGCGGGGTCAACACGCCATCTTATTGTAGTTTCGATGGTGAAGTCCTGGGTATTGAAATCTAATTCAGCGGCGGCAGGATAGTCTATCCTAGACAGTAAATTATCAAAGGTTATAGAATTATCCCCGAACAAGGCCCATCCCGTACTTTGAGCGGCACCACCACTGGGGGTCAGAGTTCTTGCGTAAGAACTTTTATCAACCACACCGTCTTCAGCATTGACCAATAGGAC